CAACTGACTGAGTTTTACCCCGGCCTTGAAGCGGTCCGCGAGGACGGGGTAAAACTCAGTCAGTTGTAGTAAGATGAGCTATGTCACCTCCGGGCGCTACAAACATTTGTTCTAGCTGCGTATTCAGCCGTCCGAGCGATCTACCACCGGCCCCCGCACGTCCCACCGCCACCCTAGACTGCCGCGCGGAAATCCCAACGCTACAGCTCAGTAGCTCGCACCTATTCGCAGTCGGGATTTGGCCGCTCGTTACCCCTAATTCCTGGTGTGGCCGCTGGGCAAAGAAAGACTAACCTGCCGTAATCATTATCCATCTTTCCTATTGCTATTGATACCCCATTGGGGTATTATATAGATGTTGGCGCTGATGCCAATAAGTAGGGAGTACGCGCAATGAGTAAGAAAATCGAAAAGTTGGCTAAAGAGGCGATCGAGGTGATGGCCCAGTTAGAGGCCGCAAAGCCGCTCTATCAGCGGTTAGACGAGCTGACCTTGGCGCTGGTTGAGGCCAAAAGCAAAGAGCTGAGGGCCTACGGCTTGGTCGTAGTTGATAACTTTGCAGAGAAAAATGCGGTATTCCGACCGGCCTGTGTTCGCCGGTTTGAAGTAAAGAAAGTGGGGTAGTTGTGAGTCGACACACACCGGGACCATGGTTTTTGGACCATCCCCGCATAAATCGCTGCGAGATTCGATCCGGTACCATGCATCTTGCTGTTGTTTGCCACCCATTTCAAAGCCGTTCCAAAAAGGCCCCGAGGGAGGAAAGGGACGCTAATGCACGTCTCATGGCGGCGGCCCCCAGGCTACTCGCCGCCTGCGAGTCCGCCATAAAGCTACTGCGCGGCTCGGGATTTACGGAGAACACCCCAACGCTCTTTGAGCTAACGGGTGCGGTGGCGGAGGCTAAAGGAGATGAGAAATGAGTAACTTAAAGCGGGTTTGTACGCAGTGCGGAGCCGATGCCTCGGCTAGTGCCGGTGATTATTGCCAAGAATGCTGCGAGCACGAGTTTGACCCGGACGAGGGGTTCATGTGCCTTGATTGCGGTAAGGACGGCGCCGAGGACGTGATGTCAGCCGCGTACGACAAAGCGAAAGACGAGCGCAAATATGGCAAGTAGCGACACAATCAAGATTAGCGTCGAAATCTGGATAAAATGCCTCAACTGCAAGGGCACTGGCTGGTGTCTCATTGTTATTGGCCAACGCTGCGAAACTTGTGGTGGCTTGGGTGGAGTGAAAACCAAATGAAAACGCTGGGGATTGTTTTTTTAATACTGCTCGCTGGTTGCGGCCAAGCTGATTCAAAAGAAAATAAATTCCCAATCGAAATTACTCAACTGGACGACGGCCTCAAAGGTATCGTGTGGCTCCCCGGAGGGGGGATCAAACCCAACCAACCATGGGTCTGGTTTGCCCCCACCTGGATCACCAACAACGAAGGGAATGTGGGTGGAATGCCGAGCGTCGCCCCAGACAAGGGCGGCTTTGACATCATTATCAAACAGTTTAACGATCGGGGGATTGCGCTCGTTGGAGTAGACGTAGGCATTACTTTCGGCAACAAAAAGGGCCGGGACGGCTTTTCCAAATTCTACAAGCACCTCACCCAGGACAGGGGCTTTAGCCAAACCGGCTGCATGCTGCTCGTAAGCCAAGGCGGCATGATGGGCTATACCTGGATCTTAGAAAACCCTGGGGTCATCAAATGCGTAGGTGGAATTTTCCCCATTACCAGCGTTGAGGATTACCACGGACTCTCTTACTTTGCGCATATGTGGGGCATTACAGAGCAATTCTTAACCGACAATCTAGCAAGCCTCAACCCGCTTCACCGCGCCGCAGAATTCAACTTTCCAATCATGCACATTCACGGAGACCAGGACCAGGCGGCTAGAATCGAATATGCCCGCCAATTCTTTAGCGCCACCCCACAGGGAACGCTTGTCGAACTGCCTGGGGTAGGCCATGAATATAAGCGTGGCGAACTGTTCGAGAATGACCAACTAATCGACTTCGTAATTAAGCACACCAAATAAGAGGCCGAAGCATGGGATCGCCCAAAATCAAAACGCTGCTAAAAAAATGGCGGGAGCGCAGGGGCGTCTCGCAAGCCGGGGCTGCAACCCTGTTAGAGGTTCCTTACAGTACCTATGTGAAGTGGGAACAAGGGGATAGGACCCCGAGGGGCATGGCGCTGCGCGCTCTTATACTTATCGTATCCAACGATCCTCAGGTAAAATAACCCACATGGCAGGCGGACGTAGAGCCATCGAAATAAACGAAGAAGAATTTGAAAAACTCTGTGCGATCCAATGCACTGTCGAGGAGATAGCGTGTTGGTTCCGCATTAACAAGGACACAGTTGACGCATGGTGTAAGAGGACCTACGGGGCTGGTTTTTCCGTGGTCTATGAGCAAAAGAGGAAAGATGGCTTCGTCTCGGTACGGCGCGGTCTATTTCAACTAGCCCTAAAGGGTAATCTCGGGGCGCTAATCTACTTATCCAAAAATTATTTAGGCATGCGCGATAAGTTTGATGTTGAACAAACGGTGACCCACACCATCACAGCCGAGGCGAAAGAGAAATTAATTGAGGATGTTAAGGCCGTACTTGCTACAATAACCGAGTGTCAGAAACAGCCGTCTCAATCGCCCTCACTTTTGCGTCTACCCTCATTGCGATCGGCGTCTCCTGGGGTGTGAATAAAACCATGCTGGGAAACGTGATTGAGCGAGCGAAAGAATTAAAGTCTGATTTGCATGAACTAGAAAAAGACATGGTCACTCAGGCGCAGCTAAAAGATATCCGCACCCCGCTGCAGGAATCCATCGTCGAACTAAAGCAGGCAATGCAAGAGCAGGGTAAAGACATTCGCCGCATTCTCCTGATATTGTCTCGTAACAGTGAGCCTACTCGAACGTCTTGAAAAAGCCCCTCCCGAGCAAGCTATCCAAGAGGCCGAAGAAGCCCAACGTAACTTTTTCCGCGAAAGCCTGTTCCTAACCGGCAAGTGCCTACTCGGTTACAACGAAATGACCTGGGGCACTCATGGCCCAATCTGTGACGCGCTAGCAAACCCCCGGACCACCAGAAAGTTGGTAGTAGTGCCCCGCGGCTGTTTTAAAAGCAGCATTGGGTCGGTAACGTTCCCCATCTGGCATATTATCCGCAACCCCAATGTCCGCATCCTTTTGGACTCAGAGCTGTACACCAACAGTAAGAATTTCTTACGCGAGATAAAGGATCATCTGATTAATCCCAGGCTAGAGCGCCTTTTTGGGACGTTTAAAAGTTCCACGTGGAACGAAGGCGAGATAATCGTAGGGCAGCGCACCAAGGTGCATAAAGAGGCGACCATCACCTGCACCGGGATTGGGGCTGAAAAGACCGGGCAGCATTACGACATTATCGTGATGGACGATATGAATAGCCCCTCCAACTCCAATACCCCGGAGGGGTGTCAGAAAGTGATTAACCACTACCGGCACATGCAAGCGATCCTAGAGCCTAATGGGATTATCGTGATTATCGGGACCCGCTACAGTGCTGCGGACCTAATCCAGTCGGTGATCGACAACGAGGTCTTTTTAAGTAAAGATTCCTGACATGGTTGGGGGATCACGTGGCTAAGCTAATTCATAAATTCAAACGAGCGCTAAAGTCTGGCGACCAATACCAGCTTTGCACTGGTGAAAAAGTAAATTTCTCCGAAAGTGTTTCGTATCTGTGGAAAAACGTAACTTGTGAACGCTGCAAAAAGCGTGGGGGCCGGTACGCGTGAAAGAGTATAGAAACGTTACTTACACGTCGATCGACATGATGTCTGTGGGATTGTCTGAGCAGTCTCACCTTGATTGGGATGTGTTTCAGATTTGGCGGGTAGAAACGGCCTCGGGGCATCACTTCGAGGTGCTCTTGATTAAGCGGGGCAGATAATGATCGGACAGGTCCAGTCGTTTGACGAGAATGTAGCGGTTAAGTTTATCGAGATGCTGGTTGAGGGGGATGAAGTTGAACGCGCGCTATGGGTTTTGGATAATCTACCTGCTTTCTACCGAGACAACCCTCCTTTTAAACTCGCCCGACTCAGACAGGACATTTTGGGTGCTCTATGCACTCCGCATGCTTATCTTAGCAGCGGCCTTGACGCCGAAGTTAAGCCGCAAGACTGCGAGCACCTCCTAAACACGATGCTGCGTGGCATCCTGGTACAGCGGGAGGTTGCCCGCTACAACCGGCGCGGGTTAGTGCCCCACATCGTAGACGTTGGGCCAGGTGAGTATTTCGTTCCTATTGGGCTGCAGGCGAAAGGCTTTCGCTTTACCTACTGGGATGTCGCCTTTGACCAGAACACCCAAAGAGCGGCGCATCCAATCTTAAAAGAGGTACGGCAGGAGCGCGCTCAGGAGGACCAACCGCTGATATTTCTAGCGTTGGAGATTATAGAGCACTTGCCCAGCCCTACCGACCTAGTCACCGAGGCATTGCGCCACTGTGGCCGGTGGCCGGACCGTGCGCACCTATCGACGCCTTACTACACGTATGATGGCTCTAAAAAGGATTGGCGAAAGCCTTGTGGTCTGCCGCACCTGCGTGCGTACACAGCCAAAGAGTTTGCTGCGGTGGTGGAGAAATTGTTCCCGAACTACAAGTTTGAATTGTTCCCATCCCAAATCATGTCGCTTAGGGGCCAAAGGTTCGATAAGATTGACCCAGACCCAATTTACACACCTGGAGACGATAAATGAGCCGAGAAAGTGATATCCAACGGTTGTTCCCGCGCACCATTGTGATCCCGACCGGAGTAACCGCCGCGGTATTAATTGATTCGACGCCTTACGCCTCCGGGACCGTACTCCAATACGTCTCCGGCGGGACGTGCTGGATACTTGGTGCCACGTACGGCCTTACGGCTAGCGGAGCGTCGTTGCTAAATACGTTTACCGGCGGAACGTCGATCGCGCTTTTGATGTCTGGCCTAGCCCTTAACCTGGATGGCTCGCCCTCTTTCTACTTGGGCGCTACTGGAGCTACCGTCACCGTGCAGATTATTGGTGGCCTCGCCAACTCTTAACCCAGATTGGTCGGTAATTTACGCAAAGGCCATCGAGGACGATGGCTCTTTGTTTTTCCCTGAACGCCTCACGCTAGAGTTTCTGCAAAAGCAGAAAATAGCGATGGGCTCCTATCTATTCGCGAACCAGTACCAGAATGAAATCATCCCAATTGGCGACCAAACTTTTCCTCGACATTGGTTGCGCTATTTTGTTAGCCCCCCTGAAAACATTCACACTTTTGCTTTCGTGGATCCGGCCATCTCGTTAGATGAAATGGCGGACTACACGGCTATCGTCGTGGTGCAAACGGACGAGGCCCAAAACTGGTACGTGCGCCACGCTAGACGGGAGCGCATCAATCCAACCGAGCTGATTGAGCGCCTGTTTGAAATCTGCGAGAGGTACAACCCGATTTTAGTTGGCATCGAGGACGTTGCTTTCCAGCGCAGTATCATTCACTTTGCGTATGAAGAAATGCGACGCCGTAAAAAGCTGTTGCCCTTACACGGGGTAAAGCGGAGCCCGGACAAAACTAAGCACATGCGCATCATGTCATTAGTGCCTAGATTTGAGTTTGGTACTTTGTACTTGTCGCAGGGGCTTCATGATCTAGAATTGGAGCTTGCGCAATACCCCAGAGGGGCGCACGACGATTTGATTGATGCGCTTTCCTCAGTTGGAGAGATTGCTACTTACCCGGTAATTAGGAGAGAAAATGCTAGACCGCATCCTGGGCACCCGGACTACGAACGCTGGTACATCGAACAACTTCGGACAAAGGGCTCTGTTGGAAAACTCAATCACCAGTTCGGTGACGAGGGAGGAACTGAATAGATTTTTCGAGGACGTCGGAATTGCTATTCAGATGGGTCCTATCGAGGACGATGATATGCCGTGGGTGGAGGCTCCCCGCGCGGTGCTGGAACACTTTAACCGATCCAACATGGACGGGGTCGATAGCGCTGGCTATTTCGTTTACCAAGGCTGCAAGGTGTACGAGCAGGGAAAGCGCGACGATGCCCGCCTTAAAGAGATGGCCACTCCCGAACAGCGCACGCTAGCGAACCACAACAAATGACAATTGAAATCGTTCTAGTCATTCTGCTTGTGGTGCAGCAGCTTTTTTGGATGGCGCAGATTCACAAGCTAATCAACAAACTCATGTCTCGTGACTATACGGGTTATGTTTACGCGCAGAAAAAGCAACCGGAGAAAAAAGCCCAAGGACAAACCAGAATTCAGCTACCGGATGACGAGGTAGGAGTTTTGGAATCTTTCGCTTAAAATGAACCAACATGAGTTTTCTCGATAAAGCCCGCGATAAGATGCTTGGTGCGATGGGCGTAGGTGAAAAGCCTGCGATCAACGATAAATCCGACCAGGACCCCAAGGATTTGGAGCTGGTTAATTGGGTGAGAAAGCGTCTAGAAAAGGCGCGGGCTAGCTCTAATCGCGTGGCCCACGAGGCTCTTTGGCTATCTAACGTTGCCACCGTACTTGGCTACGACAACGTCTACTTCGACTCGCAAACCAGGCAATTCCAGACCGCGACCGCTGGAGCCGGGATTACCCGGAGAAACAGACTAGCGTCCAACCAAGTGCTCTCTGCGTGTCAGAACCGCCTTGCCCGCCTTTGCAAGACCGCGCCCAAGTGGGAGGTCCGCCCCAACGGGAATTTACCTGAGGACAGAGACACCGCCCGGCTGCAGTACGAAGTTTTAATAGACCTTTGGGAGCGGCTTAAGGTTAACCAAAAGCGCATCCTGATGACCCAATGGAAGCAGCAAGTTGGTCATTGCTATCTCAAAGTTAGCTACGACGACGGGCTAGGCGAGCCCCTATACGACCCCGTATCCATGAAATTTATTGGTTACGAGGGGGATTTGCGCATTGATGTGGTCCCAGCCCTCGAAGTGTTCCCTGATCCGCTTGCTAAAAACTGGTGGGAACTGGGGCACCTTTGGCATTGCAAGGTTCGACCACTCAAATACTTTCGAGACCACTACGGCGAAAAAGGAAAGATGGTTAAGGCTGAGGGTGCGTGGCTGCAATCACTCGATTACGAGCAGCGCATCAACTCTCTGACCAACTTCGGGCCTGGGTTTGCCGGGACCAATCAAGACGTTTTCGAAAATACCGCCATTGAAATCGCGTATTACGAAAAGCCGTGTAAGGAGTACCCAAAGGGCCGCATGGTTATTCAGGCCAACGACGTGCTTTTGGAGAATAAAGAGCTGCCCGTTGGCGTTCTGCCGTTCGTAAAATTCGATGACATCATGGTCGCGGGCAAATACTACGCGGAAAGCCCGGTAACGCACGCTAGACCGCTCCAGCAGCAGTACAACCGAGATTTGGGCAAGGCCGCCGAGTGGATAAACAAGCTTTTGGCTGGCAAATACCTGACTGAAAAGCGCCATTCTCTCGCTAAAGAGGCTTTAAACGATCGCACTGAGGTGTTGGAGTACAATTCCATTCCTGGTGTCCCTGAGCCCCACGCCATAGCGCCGCCCCAGCTTCCCGACTACTATTTTAAGCACTCCGATCAGATGAAAACGGAGATTTACGAACAGTTTGGGTTGTCGGAGGTGTCTCGTGGCCAACTACCGTCGGCTGGCATCCCTGCTATTGGAATGCAGCTCCTGGTTGAGCAAGACGAGACTCGCATCGGCATTGAGATCGAAAATGACGAGCACTGCTACGCAGAACTGGGCAAAATCATGCTGCAGTACGCAGGC